AGCAGGGGTGGTTGGGACAGTAGCGACTGGTTCAGCGGTGACAGTAGCAGCGGGACCTGTAGGACCAGTCACACCGGTCGCACCACGAGGACCAGCGGGACCAGCGGGACCAGCGGGACCAGCGGGACCAACTCCACCTGAGCCACCTGAGCACTCCTGGACAATCTTGGTTAGAATACTGTAAAGGCGACCCTTGTCGAGTCGGGTGCGCTTGAGTTCGTCTTCAATATCTTTGAGGAGAGGATTCATTTTACTATATATAAAAGAAAGATTATCTTTATACCAAATGATAATCATCGGCCCTAAACTTCTCACGGGTATTGGACAACATGCACAAAAATATACGAAATTGTTCCTTCCTGGCTCATCATACCATGAATTTGGTAGTGAGCTTCCTGAAAGTGAACATGGTCTAGTATTTACTATACCCATTAAGCAACATATTGAGTATATCACTTACGCAAAAACTAAGGTAAAGAATCTCGCCTGTATGACTGTATGTGAAACTGAGACTGTACATGAGGACTATGGTCTAATTATGAAAGAATTCAAACGAGTTGCCGTGCCAAGTGAGTTCTGTAAAAGAGTGTTATCTAAACAGTTTCCTGATAATGAATTCTACATCATTCATGCACACATCCCCAAACCAAAGGAGAAACCGTATACATTCTACCATATCGGAAATATCATGGACCCTAGAAAGAAGTTTCGCGATATACTGTCGGCATTTGCTCGTCTAAATGAACCAAATACACGACTCATTGTCAAGGCCACAAGTAATCAAGATATACAAATCAAATTCCCAAATGTAGAAATTATAAATGGCCTGGTTTCGGAAGAAGAAATGGACACTATCCATAATAGGTCGGACTGTTATGTGAGTTTTTCACACTCGGAAGGGGTTGGTATGGGTGCTGTAGAAGCTGCTATGCGAGATAAAGCTGTGATTATTACGAATTATGGTGGAGCACCTGAATATATCAAGACACCCTACACGATTGACTGTGGACTTCAAGAATTGGAGATGGATGATTTCCTCTTCAAAAAAGGTATGGTTTGGGGTAAACCAAACTTTGACCAACTCTTGGAGTTCATGAGACATGCATATGATAATCGTGTTCGTTATATGAACCACGAACACACTAAAAATCTAGTTGGGAGGAAGAATGTATTAGAAGAATTCATTCTGAATGTAATTGGTACCGAAAACGATAAGACCAATTAGGGCAGTACCACTCATCAATGAATCTCGCTGGGCAATGCTAGTCATTACGAGTTCATCTACGACGTGAACACCAGTGGGTTTGGTAATGATACGGGGGAGGAGCATATTTATGGCAATGTAAAGAGCCATCGCTATTATTACAGGTCTAAGACTCTCTTGATCTAACATTTACAGTACACTGGGATTATATTTGAACCTTCTTCCCGAGAGGAACTTTATCAATCCTATGTTTTTTGCAAAAATCTCCACACACTGCCCTAAATGAACAAGGCTTTCCAGTCATAGTAGTTGCCTGGCAGGTTTTGGCGTGTGTTCGTGATGTCACAGCCACTTCTGGTGGCCTGTCGAGAACGATAAGTTGTCTGTCAGACTTCTTTTGTTCATGTTTCTTGTAAGACATCTTACACTTCCAGGTTGCATCAGCTAGGTGATAGCATCGGTCATCTGGTTCCTTTACACGGTACATCTTCATCGCACTAGCCATGCATTGCTCCCAGGTTGCATCACGGATGACTTCCATTTTTAGAACTTACTTTTTAACATTTTTGAAATTAACTTAGGTGCTTAAGCTTCACCTCCAATTTCTGCGAGGTAGATGTCAACCTGCCCCGCAAATTCTGGACATGTTTTAGTAGTCTTTTTAGTGACCATATCTTGTACATTAATCACATGCTCTTTGAACTTCTTGACATTTATACCAGTTGCATTGTGAATTTGTGATTCAGTCGCAATGTCTTTAAGAGCGTAGAGGTAGGCAGTCGCATAGTTTGCATGGAGAATAGCTATGACTGGGGACTTATCCTGTTGAGCAGCTGTGGCATATCGAGCTGACTGCCTGACCAATTTCTCAATTGAACTCTTTAGACCCCTAGACTTATTCTGCATCATCACAACAAGAATGAAAATTGCAATAATCAAATAGAAGTACATCTCTTCTTATCGTATCCAAAGAAAATATTACTCTACATTAATGTCCACAGATCCTGACTTATGTGTAGTGATGGAAACCCTGGACGAATACAGGAATGAACTACCCGAAGGAACTTATATTAAAGTATGTGCATCTATAAAAAACATCCACAACAAACTAAAAAAACCGAGAATAGTTCTACCCAGGTTCAAAGAAATTTGTGTACCGGTAGTTGTTGCAACAGCTATTGAATTAGTAAAGAGAGTTATCTCACCTAAGTAAATCACCGACAATTTACAAAGTAAGATAAAATGGAAAAGCTTCAGAAATACCTTCTAGACAAGCATGGTTACGATCTTCCCGAAGGATGGGAAGTCAAATATTCACAAAGACGTAAACATGGTGCTAGACCCGATCCATATTACTACTCACCTGATTCGAAAAAAGATAACCTTTCGTCGAGTTTGAGGTCAGTCAAAGATGTAGAGAGGTATCTCGGATTTTCCCAAACTACCAAAAAGTTACCCGATGCATCTTATATCTACATTATGACAACTGACTCCTTCCAATATGTAAAAATTGGTGAATCAATACACCCTAATCAAAGAGTTCGTGAACTCAACACCGGTGTTCCACACAAGTTCCATATTCACAAGGTATTCAAATCCCCATTCCCATTCATAAAGAATAAAATCACCATGTCTTCATGTAACACAAAAAAGATAGAGGACATCTTTCACGCTAGATACGATCATGTTCGTGCACCAAATGGTGAATTTTTTATGGTTGATCCAGATGTGGTTATAAATGAATTTGAGATGGACATTGAGTATCTGACAATGTGTCAAGAACATACACCTGAATTAGTTAACAAGTATTTGGATTTACTTTTAGATATATCAAAACTTAAAAGTAAGTTAAGAACCTAAGTTAGAGTTTTGAGTTGTAATAAAGTCAAGAACCATGGAAAGTGTCCAAAAACTCACTCACATTGAACATATTCTCAAGAGACCTGACTCGTATGTCGGTCCCGTCGACCTGAATGTCGAACCGTATTGGGTTCTCAACGGTGATAACTCACAGTTTGAGAAGAATAACCTCAAGTATTCCCCAGCTCTCTTGAAAATCTTCGATGAAATCCTCGTCAACGCGGTTGACCGCAACTCTATGCATCCCAAGCATGTCACTTCCATCTCTGTCGCTATTGATAAAGTCAGTGGTTCGGTGACTATAGAGAACAATGGTCCCATCGGTGGTGTCGGGGTTCGTATACATGAGAAGGAAGGTATTTGGAATCCAGAATTAACATTTGGACACCTTCTCACAAGTACCAACTATGATGACAGTAAGAAGCGGGTAGTTGGTGGACGCAATGGCTATGGTGCCAAATTGACGAACATCTACTCCTCCTCGTTTTCTATCGTCATCAAAGACCACGAGACTAAACAAACATACACCCAAAAATGGTCTAACAATATGACTGTGTGTGAACAACCAAAAATCAAAAAACATGCGGGTGCTACGTCATCCGTTTCTATAACGTTCACCCCTGATTGGAGAAGGTTTGGGATGCCCAAGATGGATTTCGCCATCTATAAGATTTTCCAAAAGAGGGTGTGGGATGCGAACATCTGTACAACCCCTAACTGTAAGGTTAAGTTCAATGGAGATGTTCTCCCCAAACAAAACTTTGATGCGTATGCCAAAATGCATGAAGGTGTAGGGGAGGTGTGTTCCTTTTCCAATGACCGTTGGTCCGTGTGTATCGGTCCTTCAGAGAATGGCCTAGAACAGGTGTCGTTTGTTAATGGTATTTGTACAACCAGAGGTGGGACCCACGTAGACCATGTGGCATCCCTAGTTGCTGGGGGGATTATTGAGGAGATGGCCAAGAAGATTAAGTTGAAACCTCAACAGGTCAAGAACACCTTCAATATCTTTGTAAAGGCAACCCTTGAGAATCCAGCCTTCTCAAGTCAGGTAAAGTCTGAATGCACCCTTAAAGCTCAAGACTTTGGCTCCAAGTTTGAACCTCCAAAGAACTTCATCAAGAATGTTCTCAAGACTGGTATTCAAGATGAACTCCTCGCACTCTCCAAATTCAAGGAGATGAAGGAACTAAAGAAGACTGATGGTGCTCGTAAGTCCAAAATCACTGGGATTCCCAAATTAGATGACGCCAACAAAGCTGGTACTGCACAATCTAATAAGTGTACATTGATTGTGACTGAGGGTGATTCAGCAAAGACCCTCGCAGTTGCAGGTCTCTCTGTAGTTGGTCGTGACCACTATGGTGTCTTCCCACTTCGGGGTAAGTGTAAGAATGTGAGAGATGTTTCCGTTTCACAACTCACCTCTAACCAAGAGTTTAATGATCTCAAGAAGATTTTGGGTCTTCAACAAGGTAAAGAATACAAGGATGTGTCAGAACTTCGTTATGGTCGTCTCATGATTATGACAGATGCAGATAATGATGGTTCTCACATCAAAGGCCTAATTCTAAACATGATTCACTATTTCTGGCCAAGTCTCCTCAATTTGGGTTTTGTCGTGAGTATGGTCACCCCAATTATCAAGGCATCCAAGGGGTCAGACTCCAAATCCTTTTACACAGATTCAGCATTTCGAACCTGGTATGGTGATGGGAAAGCTGGGTGGCGTATCAAGTATTACAAGGGTTTGGGTACCTCAACCTCAGTAGAAGCTCGGGAGTACTTCAAGAAGATTCAAGAACTCACGGTTAGATTTGATGTAGATAGGATGACCAACGAATCGATTGTTCTTGCGTTTGATAAGAAGAAGGCGGATGCGAGGAAAACCTGGCTTCTCGACAGTACCGCTAAGGATGTGAGGGAACTTGAAGTGCCTTATGGACACGTCAAACAGTTGAGTATCACAGACTTTGTTCATAAAGACCTGGTCAATTTCAGTCTTGCGGACCTAAAGCGTTCGATTGCCCATGTCGCAGATGGACTCAAACCATCCCAAAGGAAAGTTATGTATTCATGCTTTCAAAGGAATCTACAAGGTGAGATGAAGGTTGCCCAATTGGCAGCCTATGTCGCCGAGAAGAGTTCCTACCATCATGGTGAAGTGTCTCTCGCAGATACAATCGTAAAGTTGGCGAATGACTATACGGGTTCTAACAATATCAATCTTCTAGAACCATGTGGTCAGTTTGGTACACGACTCATGGGTGGTAAGGATGCCTCACAAACCAGGTACATTTTCACACGGTTGACTAAAGAGGCTCGTAGTGTTTTTGATGCTAAGGATGACGCCATCCTCAACTACCTCGATGATGATGGGAGGTCTATCGAACCAGATTTTTACATGCCAACTATTCCAATGGTTCTGGTGAATGGGACTGAAGGTATCGGTACAGGGTTCAGCTGTTATGTTCCACCCTTCAACCCCAAAGATATCAAACAGAATATTCTTAACGTCATCGGTGGGAAAGCTATCAAGAGAATGAAACCATGGTTTAGGGGATTCAAGGGTCGTATTTTCGAACAGGATGAGGTTTGGGTCACTGAAGGTGTTTGGAATATAATTGGTAAAACAATCAAGGTATCCGAGCTACCACCAGGTCGTTGGACACAAGACTATAAGGAACACCTTGATATGCTTGTAGAAAAGAAGGTCATCAGTGGTTTCACCAATAACAGTACAACAGAAGATGTTGATTTTGTTATACAGGAGTACACCGGCAAAGATATCATCAAGGACCTCAAACTCCAAAAGACTGTCCGTACAACAAACATGCACCTCTTTCACCCAACGAAGGGTATCCACAAATACGAGAGCCCTGAACTCATTCTAAAAGACTTCATCGAACTCCGTCGGCACTATTACATTAAAAGGAAAGAGCATCTCATCAAGGTTCTTGAAGCCAAAACGAAGATGTGTGGCTACAAATCCCACTTTGTTACCATGGTTATCAATGGAAGTCTAATTGTTTTTAAGAGGAAGAAACAAGAACTCGAGAATCAACTGTCTACATTGAATTTTCCCAGGATTGGTGGAACCTATGATTACCTCCTAAACATTAGAACTGTTCAATATACAGAGGAAAGTGTTCGTGAACTTCTCAAGGAATCCAAACAGGCGAAAGCAGAACTCACGAGTATGATGACCACGAGTCCAATGAGTATGTGGGAGAATGATATTAAAAATATGTAGTTATTCTCAAAAGGTCGTGAGATAAGGGACAACCACTAGAAAAATTATATAGAATGGATTACACTTGAATGAATTTTCTATATAAAAAATAAAAGTTGAAAGAGGTTGTCCCGTAGGAACGACCTTTTAGCTGAAGATTTGATGAAATATGGTTAAAAATATTTTATAAGATGTCTGATGAAGATACAAGTAAACGTGGGGAAGAACTCAGGAAGAAAACCGAACTCACGAGTATGATGACTACAACTCCAATGAGTATGTGGGAGAATGATATTAAAAATATGTAGACAATAGATAAGTATGGGTGAAGCTGCAAAGATTTCTCTCAAAGCTATTGGAAAACAGGATACACACCTACTTTCCAAAGACCCAGAAGATTCATTCTTTAATTATAAGAATGATAAGATACACTCAGACTTTATAAAATATCATAGAAGTCGTAAGGTTATTAATCCCGGTGCTATTTCAGGTTGGCCATTTGGACAAACTATCAAGGTTCAATTTAATCCTCAAAACATGGGAGACCTTTTGAGCAACATGTGGCTTAGTATCACAATGCCACGTCTTACAGATTTTGGTAGTGGTAGTGGTAAAAATTATGCCGACCAATTGGGGAGGCATATACTGAAAAGTATCACGATGGTTGTAGATGAGTTAGAAGTTGAAACAATCCATGATGATTGGGGTATTCTTTATGATGAACTTTATTTAGAAATGTCTGAAAAGGTGGCGAATAGATTTCTTATTAACAGAAATATAGGTTATGATGACTCTACATTAGCAGCATTTAATGACCTTTCACAATATTCTGCAGACCTTATGATTCCTTTACACTTCTTCTTTTCTAGGAAATATGCGAGTGATGAATATTCATCGAATAAACCAAATCGTCCCTATTTCCCTGTGTGT